ACGCGTACAGGGTTCGTCCTTGTCTGAGTTGTGAAGCAATTTAATCTCTTTTTCCCTTTGCCTCTTTGACTCTTTGAAAACTTCCTCTCTTTCAGTGAGTTACCCGTTAGGGTGGCTCACTGTCTTTGAAGGCGGAAGAAAAGACTCAAAGAGGATGAAGAGAAAGAATGTTAATATAATTAGCAGTCGTTAAGAAAGCAACGCTATTGAATGATATAAATTATGTAAAATTTAATTCCAAATTACGAAATGTTAAGTAAAGACTTGAAAATTTACAAAGATGTTCGTGCGCAGCTACTATGGCAGCAGAAGCGGAAAGTTAGATTCCCGAAAGACTACAAGTATGAGTTTGCGAACCAAATGTTTCTCACGCTTGTACATTGTCTCACTCTCATAAGACGCGCCAACTCAAATAAGCAGAGAAGGGTTCAGTATCTTGCCGAGTTGTTGGAGGAATTGGATGTGTATATGATGTATATCGGGTTGTGCGATGACCTGCACTTGTTGTCCAGAGAAAAGGAAATGCCAAAGGTGATTTTGGATTTGACGACTATAGCTCGTCAAGCGCAAGGTTGGTATAATGCATCACTAAAGGCGACAAATACTTATGGAGGATAGAAGCAAAGAGCAGAATACCCAGAGTTGTGAAGCGCATGTTCACTTCACGAGTGAGGAATTATTAGATTTAATTGGCTCTCCCACCATTCCGGAACAGCGAACAGTCGTTGATTTCAGTGTGGTAAAGAATAAGGCAGCGGAGAGTGTTGCCGAGTACTCGTCGAGCAACGCATGGAACGTTAACGTCAGTAACGGTAACATCAACAACAACAACAACAAGACTAACACGAACAGGGTTCGTCCTTGTCTGAGTTGTGAAGCAAATAATTCGATAATCTTCGACATACCCTTTAGTTCGATAGTGCTTGCTTTCTACGATTGCGAAATTAAGAAGAAAAGTACGAACAGCTACCAAAGGTTCCATATGCACAAAGAAGAAAGCCTTGTGGTCCTATGGCAGTCCATCGTGTATGGGCAATATGAGACCTCGATGGCTACTGTGTTCATTATTGACTACCCAGTGCTTCGAGAGGTCTTTGCTGCAGCCTTCGTCGACAGAGTTGTTCATCATTATATATGTATGCGAATAAACCCGTTGTTTGAATCTATGTTTGAGCAAATGGGAAATGTGTCTATGAATTGCCGAAAAGGCTACGGACAATTTGTGGCACAAGAACGTGTCAAGAAGATGATGTACGACGTGTCCGAAGGTTACACAAAGGACTGCTGGATATATAAAGGTGACATCAAGTCTTTCTTCATGAGCATTGACCGAGACATTTTGTGGTCTTTGCTTGAGCCGTTCATCAGAGCTAATTATAAAGGCGATGATTTGGAGTGCCTCATCTACTTAATGAGGATTACGTTATATGACAATCCTACCAACAACTGCCGTAAGTTGTCAGCACCAGAGTTGTGGGAGGCGTTGCCGAAGAACAAGAGTTCTTTCTTTGCACCGAAAGGAAAGAGTTTGCAAATCGGGCGCTTTCCTTCGCAGCTTGAAGCCAACTTTTATGCTGCTGTTATGGACTGGTTTATAATGTACATCCTCGGCTTTAAGGACTATGTGAGGTTTGTTGATGACTTTGTCATTATGTCGCAAAATCGTGAATTGCTGATGTCGGCAGACAAGAAGATAGATGCTTTCTTACGAGAGAAGCTGCTGATACAGCTTCATCCGATAAAGAAGTACTTTCAGCATTACACGAAAGGCGTGCTGTTTGTCGGTGCTATGATACTTCCTGGAAGAACATACATCAGCAACAGAACGCGAGCGCATCTGATTGACACGATATACAAGTATAACAAGCTGCTGAAGGAAGGAAAGGCCGAGAAGAACGCAGTACATTTCGTTCAATCGCTTAACTCATTCTTCGGCATGATGCTACATCACAATTCTTACGGTGTGCGCCGGCAAGCTGTGAATAAGATAGATAGAGGTTGGTTTCAGTACTTTTACATACAAGGACACTTCGAGGTTTTCAAACTAAAGAAACAATACAAACCAGTCGAGCAGGTACGACAAACAATGCGCAAGTGTGGCTCTGCGGTATTCCTCGACCAGCTAATGTTAATATAGCATGAACAAAAATTTCGTACCACTACAACAACTCCCCAACGGTAAGTGGCTTGCAACCTTTTGTCTTAATCACAGAAATGTGTTTACTGGCGAGGTTCGCCCACGCTACCATCAAGTGCAGTTCGCTAATAAGCCGACCGTAGAAATGTTGAAGCGCAGGCTTCGCACTTTCATTTTGGCTTATTATGACGAGATAGAATTTGATATAAAGGAGTTTGATTTCTCACGCTATCTTGTTTATTGATCAAATACGTCTCCCGTAACAAAAGATAAACTACGCTTTTGATGGCATTGCGATATCTTTGTACAGTAAAATTTTTGAAATATGAAAAAGATTATTACATGGTTAAAATCCAGCAACCGCGGCAGACATATCGTAGGCGGCGTTCTCATCGGCTTGGGAGCTGATGATACCTACTGTGCGCTGTATGCCGGAGCTGGTGTAGCCGGAGCATTGGAACTTAAAGACAAGTTGTATGGCGGCAAGTGGGACTGGATAGACTTCGGCTGCACAGTGGCAGGAGTAGTTGTAGGACGCTTAATAAGATGGGCAGTATGGCAGTAGTATTCAAACTTTGGAAGTTCGCAGCCATGGCCGTGGGCGGCATGGTAGGCTGGCTTGTGGCAGAGTTCAGACCGACATTCCCATTGATAGCGGTGGCCATCATCTTTATTCTTTATGATGCCTACACCGCTTTCAAGCTCGACAAGCGTGTACATGGAGCCTATCCAGACAGAACAACAAGAGAGAAGGCCAAATTTACCTCGTTCGCTTTCGGCAAGGTGGTGAAGCAGACAATTCCGAAAAGGTTTTCGCTTATTATTCTTGCCTATTTGGTAGAGCACTGGGTGTTTATCCACATGCAGGTGCCATTGTCGTATATGCTGACAGGCGTGATATGTTTTGAACAGGCATGGTCGATACTGGAGAACGAGAGCAGCTGCCGCCCCGAGGCGGAACATAGGTTTTGGAAACTGTTGCAACAAATCATGGTGGACAAGACAGCAAGGCACTTTGATGTTTCGCTTGATGAGTTGAAGAATGGCGGTCGTGTTACAGAGGAACAGGTTGAGGCAGCACGCCAGTTGCTTGCCGAGTTTGATAATTATAAAAAGCAGCAGGGCAATGAAAATACTGATTGACAACGGACATGGCAGCAACACCGCTGGCAAGTGCAGCCCCGACAAGCGTCTGCGTGAATACGCTTGGGCTCGTGACTGTGCAAAGCGTCTTGTTGCAGCATTGAAAAAGAAAGGTTATGATGCCGAACTGATAACCCCCGAAGCATGGGACGTGAAGTTGCAGACGCGAGTGAGCCGTGTGAATAACATCTGCAAGGCTGTTGGCGCACGGAATTGTCTGCTTGTCAGCATCCACAACAATGCAGGAGGCGGCGATGGCAAGTGGCATGATGCCTGTGGGTGGAGCGTATTTGTCAGCAAGAACGCCAGCGAGAACAGCAAGAAGTTGGCGCGTATGCTCACCGTTGAGGCAATGAAGCGTGAACTTATGGGTAACAGAAGCGTACCCTTACAGAAATACTGGACGTGGAGTTGGACGAATAAGGACATCTATATTCTGAAGAACACCGCTTGCCCAGCAGTATTGACAGAGAATATGTTTCAAGACCACAAGGGCGATGTGGACTACCTTTTGAGTGAGGCAGGTATGACGGAACTTGTGGACTTGCACGTAGATGGTATCACTAAATATATTGAATGCTTATGAACAGGGAATCAGTAAAAGCAGCATTGGTATTCATTCTTGTCGGACTGGTGCTTGGAGGCATCATCGGTTATGGTGTGTTCGGTCGTAGCAAGGCGACGGACTATGTGAGTGAGCGCGACACCAGCACCTACATTGACACCATACCATATTACCAGCCTGTGCCGAAAGACAGCATGGTGATTAAGTATGTGACAAGAACTCTGCCAGTCAAGCGTCGTGATAGCAGCACGACCAACAAGACCGACACATTTTTGGCTGAAAATTATGCGCAAAATAATGGGGAAAATATACCGCCGCTGTATGCGTCAGTTGACAGCGACAGCGCAGCGGTGGCAATCCCCATCACACAGAAACGCTATGAGAATGAGGATTACCGCGCCTACGTCAGTGGCTATGAACCGAACCTTGACAGCATCTTTGTGTTTCCGAAAACCACCGTCATTCATGAGCGCAGTTACAAGCCTCCTAATAAATGGCACATCGGTATTACGGGAGGCTACGGGTACGGATTTAAGAGTAAACAGGCTGAGCCATACATCGGCATCGGCATCACATACAGTATAATCAGTTTTTAACTATGAACATCATTTTATCAATCAGCAAGTCGGCAGTGTTCAAGGAGGTTGCACAGACCACCAGTTACACCGGCGCAAAGATGGACGACGACGCAAATGCCTACGAGCGTATCACTACCGTTGATGAAGACCAGTCGGAGTTGCAACGCTTTTGGGATGAGAGCCGTGCAGAGGTGGCACAGGCATTTATCCGTATGCTTGTGTCGGAGGGCATGGCAGAAGACGGCGACACCTATCAACTTGTACTGAATGTGTCAGTGGCTTTCGACACAGCCTTGCAGCCTGGTATGGAGTTGGGCTTGTTCTCCTACTTCGTTCAGAGCATCACCGCCAAGTGGTATGTGTTCACCAACAAGAAAGAGGCTGGAGATTTCGCCACCGTCGGCAAGAGCATCCTTGACGATGTTAAGGAAAAAGCATTCTTCAAGAAGAAGCCTACGCGCCCGACCTACGACTAATAAAGAGAGTAAATAACCCCATTAAATTTTTCATCATCATGGCAGAGAACAAAAAAAATCTTGATGTCACCATTCAGACCAAGGAACTGAAGTTTGCGATTATGAATAAGACGCACGTGACAGCACGCAGTCTGCAAGCAGCGGGCAAACTCAACTATGAGGCAGCAGCTCACATGCAGGCGAGCGAAGACTTGGAGAACTCGTATGAACTTATCCGCGCCATTAGCAACGCTATTGCAGAGACCAAGGTGGAGTTGGGTGAGTATCTGAACGAGACAACGACGGCGACCGACAACCTCATCGACAGCAAGGTGGAGAACGGCGAGGCGGTAATTCTGAATTTCCTGCTTCCCAGCAACTACAACAGTGCCGCAGCCGACGCTCTCGGTGGTGGTATTCATGAGTTTGTTGTGGGTCGCAGTATCTATGAGTGGTATCGTCAGACATGCCCGGAGATTGCGGAGGCTTGCAAGGCTGATGCAGAGGCAGCACTTGACAGAGCGAAGAAAGCCCTCTACAAGCGTAGCCGTCCCGAGCGTCCGACCTACACACCATAACAGTTAATCAAGTAATAACCAATTTTATCCAATCGTTATGGACTACTGTGGAACAGGCTGCAATAACATTACGGCAAACGGCACAGCCGCCGATGCAGAGGACAAGCGCGTAGTGCGTCTTAAGTTCCTGCGTGACCAGTTGCTTTACGACATCAAGAACTATGCCTATGTAGAGGGTGACGTGATGGGTGAGGAGAAACAACACGCCCAGCATGTACTCGTAGAGATTGGCGAGGAGGGTAACGTGGACAGGGTGAGCCGTATCCTCGCTGTAGTCCACACCGCAGTGATAGAAATGCTATTCCCTTACACCAAGGCTGAACCCATCGAGGAGGAAATAGACAACTGCCTACACGCTCCCGAAGAGTATGTCGTGGAATTGAATGTGCCTAACACCATGTCGCGTACCACGATGCACCACTTATCGAAACTGATACATGAGTTTATGGTGTACTGCGTGCTGGCTGACTGGCTGAGCATCACCAATCCGCAAGCAGCAGCCAACTGGAGTGCCAAGGCTGAGGCTATCAAAAAGGAAATAGAAGAAGTCAAGAACCTGCGCAGAAAAGCATTCACAAGGGCAACACACCCTTGGTAACAATACACCTGCCAAACCGGGCAGGAACTATCCCGACAAGGAAAACGCACCTATCTTCACAGACGGGTGCGTTTCTTGTTTTTACCTTAAAAAACTAAATCTAAAACCTAAATCAATACTATGAAAAACACAAAGTTATCGTAACTGGTTTGTATGGCGAGGCTCGAAGTTGACTGATGCGCCGAAGATGGACTTGCCATCGGTGAGTGTCGCCAGTCCTGCTATTCGGAAATACTTGTATGGTGTACCTCTGAACCCACGCAGGTAATGGTCTTTTGAAGACCAAACGAGGTGCCAAGAGAAAAGGTCGCGTGAGCCGTACAGCACCGTGCCGACATCGCCACGCTGGAAGTGTCCGCGCTGAATGAGTGCGGAGATTGTCTTATGAACATCGGCAGCCTCCAGTTTGAGCGGTCGCGTGATGTAAAGCCCCTTGCATACTTCCTCGTCAGTCTCGCTGAACGACACCAGTTTGTTATCGAGTGTCATTGCCAGTGCTTCGGGATATGCGTTGATGGTTGATGCAAGGTTTGTGAACACCATGCCCCACATTTTCGATTTGAGAGAGAAGACGTAGGCGTATGTGTATTTGGGCGAGCCGTTCACCTTTGTTGGGTTATACACAAAGATACGTTGATGCACATAGTCGTAAACCATCTGACACCCTGCAAGGAAACCGAGGAACGGCTGCATGGGCAGACAAGCATCTGCAGAGTGTCCGAGTTTGGCGTGCAGTTGGTCTATGCCGGGCAGGTCAAGCACGTTGAACGGTGCTTCGCTGAATATGTTATCCGTGATGCACTGTGTCTGTGAACCACTGATAAGCATGATGCCTCGGTCTGTGGCAAATAGTACGGAACTATCCAGTTGTGTGATGCTGTCAGGATTGATGCAAACGTCGCGAGTAATTGGCTGACGTGCGGAGTATGTTCCATTGGAAGATACCTCCAACGCCCAAACGCCCTCATCCGTGAAAGCGTATAGTGGGAATTGTCCGAACTGTCCTTGCGAGAGAGCCTTTGCAGCAGAAGACATACCGAGAACCTTTCCACTACCCACATTGTTAATACCCAATAGAGGGAAGTAGAATGGATTATTGACTTCCGATGTGTATATTTTATTTGGCACTTCAACCACTGCACCAAGTCCAATAGGACTATAGTTATTGCCTGTTGGTGTTGGTAACGTACCGATAGTACTTGAATTTCCACGTTCGGACTTAAATCCAAGGAACGCATACGCCCCATTAAGAAAGTCGTGTGCTTTAAGGTCTGCTACAAACGATAATTGATTATTGTCATATATGGAAATCTTGAAAGCATTATTGTTAGGATAGAACAACCAAGACCCCCAAGCGGTAGGTTTGAACCTGTTGCTGAACGTCTCAGTAGAAATGACATTACCGCCACTGTCATATTTTGTCACCGTTTTTGTTCCAGCACTGAAATTGTATGTCGTTACCCTGCTTGTGCCGTCAGATATTTTAGTGGTTAACGTCCAGTCGATCATATCAACAAAATTCCTCAGATATGACACATAAATCCCCGGTTCATTTTCCACATAATACTCTTCGCCATTCTCGCGTATATATATACGCATACGCATATCTCCGCTATCGAAAACTCCTGTGCTGATGGTGATTGAATTTGAGTTGTTCGTATTGAATGAATAGACATGCTGGCAATAAGGGAACAGTGCGTTAGATATAAATCCATCAAACAGTTCACGCTTTACTCCCGACAGGTTTAGCCGAGAGTTGAAACCATAGGAAGATGATGCAATGAGACGGTCGTGTGTAAGATAGTCGTCTGTCATTACTTCTCTTGACGTAAGGCTCTGCAGATAGTCGTCCTTTACCTCTATCACCTTACGAGTGCCAACATCCTCTAAGAACTGCTCGTTAATGTCAATGGTTGCCAATTTATAGAAGTTCGCATTGCTTTCTATGTTCTCGTCTCGCTTATCATCGGAGAACTCCGGCATGTGAAGTGTCGTATTAGGAACTTGTCTGTTTGCAGAGAAATACATGGCATAGATATGAGAATACGGATACTCCATATACTTATCCATGAAATCGGTACTGGAGAAAGGAGCCAGCATCCTATCTTCTGTAATAGAGTTTGCTAAAGTCGTATCGGGAGCGTTCCTGTCTTTCTCACCATTATAGAGCCTCCCGACAAATTTGCACTCCATGTTATCATCATCGTTAAAACTGGTGAACTCTCCGTTTTGGTCGTAGGTATATATGGGTTTAGAAATAAAGATGTCAATGCCCGATATAATATCCTGCCAATCATCAAGGTCGTACCAGTTTCCATGACGTGTAAGACAATAGTCAAGGTCAGCAGCTACCATCATAATATCCAAATCCGCATTTGTATAAGAACCTTCACCTCTTGCGCGTTTCCAAAACACTACTGGCGCAGGTGTTGTTGATGGTGTCATAAGAACAGGAGCGGAGTGCATCATGTGTGAGCCGTCATAGAGACGGTATGCCCACCTAACGAAGAATGGAAAACAGAACCGTCCTTTGTTTATTGTCTGCTCTGCGATGAACTTATTTACTTTTGCCATCACCTGTGAGGTGATTTTTGATTTGTTCTCGTCGCTGAAAGTATTGTAAAGGTCGCCGCGACCGATGCCGTTGAATGATATGTTAAACGTGCCGCGCAGTTTAGAGCTTCCGTCTTCAGTAACAAGACTGTAAAGACGAGGATGTCCCATTAACCCAAACGATATTGCAATTTCCGGCAACTTATTTCCTAATACGTTATACCCACCATTCTTCCAAAGCAAGTAATTAATTGCTGTTGCAGTGAACACTAACAACGTATTGCCAACAGCATTGAGGTGTGAGATTGCATAATAACTACCAATTTGATTGCTTGAAGACAAGGTGACAGAAGTAACGTTACTGTCAATCCAATACAAGGCATTTGTTGAAGTGTTATGAATAATATAGTGTTCAAACAGATTTGTTTTATGAATGAACACTACCTTGCAGTCTGTATCAAGAACTAATTTCACAGACGGCTGGAATACTGGTTTGAGTTGTTCGTCCTCATTGATGAGGTTCAAGGACGTAGCCAACTGACCGTCGGGACATTCATAGTCTGACGGTTCAGTGGCATATCCTTTGTATTGTAGTTCTTTAATCATAACATCACTTGCTAATGTGTACGCTTGCAAAGGTAGCGTTGTTTAGGCGTGAACGCCTGTTATGTTTTGGATTTGTCTGCTTCCTCTGCTTCTTTCATCTTGGCAGCGATGAGGCGGTTAATAGCTGTGGCAACTATCGCTTTGATGGGTTCGCGGACTGCAACAGGCTGGTTAGACTTCTTATCGAGGATAAGATTGTACTCGTCAATCAGTTTGCGAGGGTCTTCACCGAAGCGTCTGTTAAGCTGCTCATAGTTGTTCTTGTAATTGTACTCTGTGCCATACTTGTTGCGCTGACAGCGCAGTTCTTTGTGCATGTCCTTTAAGGACTTCTCTACTTCAACGACCAGTTCGTCAAAGGTCACGTTTGGAATGTTTTCTTGTGCCATAATATTATTCTTTTTTGTCGATGATTACTATACCAGTTTGAATGATGTTCTCTATGAAATCTGTGATTGTCATTCCAATTGGAATGTATCTGAGGTTGATTGATAGTAGGACGTTATCATCATCAATCTTTATCAGTTCAAGACGATGTTCCTTTGCCCGGTCAGCGTCCATGATTTTCCACTTCACATTTGGGAGTGCTGTTGTAATTTCGTTATTGTCCATATCTTTACGTTTTCCATATTCCGACATATTTCACATAAGTATTTTTACTTGTCACTTTGTCTATTTCAAAACCATAGCACTTTTCATTCCAGTCGCTTGCGACCTCTACACCGAACACGGCACCGACAGGGTCTCCATCATGTCCATTAACAATAGTTTTTATACTGTTATAGGTAGTATGTGTTGATGGGAACTTCTCTTGATAGAAATGCATGTCATTCTGCAAGTCCATGTAATTGTTGATAAATACCATATCGTATCAGTATCTGAAAGGTGTGAAATGAATAATTGCCATTGGCTGTGAAAGGTCGTAGTCTTTGAACCATTCACGCCAGTCATTGAGAGAAAGTCCATCGTTGGTTGCGAGTTCTTGCCAGTCAACAGGCGTAGTGTACCTGTCAGCATACACAACAGGAAGAGGCTCATGCTCATATATTCTCAGTTTCTGTATGCCGATACCATCCTCACGGGTAAGACGGACAATCTCTCGTTGTGTAGAACCTTTGCCATAAGGTTTGCCGACCCACTGACGGACGGAAAGGCAAGCCTTTCCTGCTGCAATTTGCTCAAAGCGTTTCTTCCAAAAGTCATAGTTGGCTCTGATGGTGTGCAACTTATATACACGAAGTTTCTCTTCAAAGCACGTATTCATACCTGCCTTGGCATGGGTAGATGGGAATACTTTTGATAATGTAAGATAATAGGTTTTCATACTGCTTGTTTCTTTTGATTAAGTTTTTTGCAAAGAGCCTCGCAAAGGACACGCGCCATGTTCACCTCAACGGCATTGCCGATGAACTTCTTTTGCTCTGCCTGTGTGCCAATGAGTGTGTAATCTTCGGGAAAGCCCATGATACGTTTTAGTTCGGGAATACGCAGCATACGCATACGAATGTCTGCTATGCCATACAGAGCCATAAACTCCTTGATTTGTATGGTTGCAGGGCTGTCAGTCTCGTAAACCTCAATGGCAAGACCCTCCTTTGTGCTTACAAGATAAGGTGGCATCTTATCCATGCGAGCAATGAGCGTGAAGCAAGGTTTGTCGATGCTGCCTCCTTTGTTGGCAAATTGAGGGTTCATAAGATATTGAGCAGACACGACTTTCTGTTTGGGGTTGGTAAGTAATGCTGGACATGGCTTATCTATATCAGATGTCTGTCCACCGCCACTATACTCATTAACAAGAAAGTTGCTTGTTACCAGTCCGAGGCGGTCTTTACAAGTAAGCGTAGGCGCAGGAGCATCAACGGAAGTGTTGAAGCCGTTGCCATAGTGAGCCGACACAAAAGCATGATGGTCTCGACAGGTGATTGTGCCAGCAGGTTCTTCCACGCTGATGTTCTTTCCTGCTGGGTCGCCACCGAATTGCTTTCTGAGGAACTGCACTTTTGCCACGCCAAGGCGGTTCTGTGTAGCAACAGTAGGGCAAGGTTCGTCGATGCTTGGCGGTACATACTTGCCAGTCTTTCCGTTGACGCTGTTCCACTTCACGATGAAAGCCTCCTTGCCACCAGCAACAAACTTGATTAGCCCTGCATAGATACGCTCCAGTGTTTTCTCGACAAGCGGTTTCTTGCGTCCGAAGATGCTTTCCCCCTCATCGTTGAGGTCGAGAACTTCGCGCACAGACTTCCAAGGCTGCATGTTGTCGGCAGGGAACAGGCTATGCTCATACTTTGCAGGGCATTTGGCATGTGTGGCTTTGGGGAAAGCGATAGGCAGACCATGCAGGGCAAACTGCCCGAAAAAACGCTTACGACTGGTGTATGCACCATAGTCCGCAGCATTGAGTATGCGCCAGTCGAAGTAATAGCCATATTTGCAGACGTTGTTCACCCAACGGACATACGACTTTCCTTTGTCCTTGCTGATAGGGTGTCCGTTCTCGTCCATGTCGCCCCAACACATAAATTCTTCCACGTTCTCAATCTGAATGTAATCGGGACGCAGAGCCTCGATATATCGGAACAGATGTTCTGCAAGTGTACGGCTGTCAGCATCGCGTGGCATCCCTCCCTTTGCTTTGCTGAAGTTAGTACATTCAAGTGAAGCCCATAGTACCAGGTAAGCATCGGGATGAAGTAGGCGCAAGCGTTCTGTGTGCGCAACGAGTGGAGATAGTTCCAATGTGCGTATGTCCTCCGTGAAGTGGAGCGCATCGGGATGGTTGGCAGCATGGGATGCAATGGCATTGGCATCGTGATTGACACAGGCAATGACCTTGGCACACTTATCACCGTGAAAGGTTGCCTTTTCAACACCTGTACTGGTGCCGCCAGCCCCACAGAACAGGTCTATATATAGGAGTTTAATATTATCAGTCATTATCGAATAAAGTTGGTTCTTGATTTTGTTTTTTAAGGTAATCGTCGCCACGTTTGATGTAGGCATCTACACTACGTTCAAGTGAGCGAACCTTTTGTAAGGCTTCGTGAGAGCGCGTAGAGAAGTATTCCCTTTGCGCCTCACGCATAGCCTTTACAAGATTGAAGAATTGTAAGAGTCCGTTATTCATCTTCATTGTCGTTGAAGTCGATGGTGGTTTTCGCTGCTTCTGACTTTCCGTTTAACTCCTCGCCTGTGCGAGGCTTAAACATAAAGTCAGCCCATTCCTCGATGAATTGCCTACCTGCGTAGGCTGCGAGTTCACGACTTCTGAAGGCAAGCCGAGAGCCGCGGCTGGTGCTCGAGTACGAAGCATCGTTATGCGCGTTGCAGTACACGAAGCCGCCGTGCGAGCTCGCGTAGTTGCCGGAGCGAACAACACAACGCCATTTTTCCTCATCGTCTAACTCGTCGTACTGTTCTTTGGTGTAGAGATAGAACCAAGGGAAGTAACGGTATTCGCCTTTCTCGAACTTCGGTTCCCAGCCCTCATTGAGGGCTGCGACGATGATGCGGAGTTTGAGGTAAGCATAGAGGTCGTCTAAAATAATATTGCCATCTGCTACTCTCAAGTATTCTTTGACAAGCGGATGCTCATCGCCCAGCGCATTGCAGGCATCATCAAGCGTCTTGATACGGTCTGTTACAGGACGGTTTTCTACTTTCTGCTCGTCAACGAGTGTAAGAACACCGTTAATCCACTCGGCACGTTTGCCGTCGGGAACAGGGATAGTTATTTCTTTACTCATGGTTACTGTGCTTTAGAGGGTTGTTTACTCATGTCTTTCACGCAGATGTGCGAGCCGTCGGCAAGGATGAGTTTCTTGCAATCGGTTGTCTCGCTTGGGCATAAGTCACACTTGCAAGCCTCTACGATGGTGAGACCGACGAGGCTTTCACGCATCTTCTGTGCAGCGACAGCTGCTTGTGCAGCCTCCTGTTGTTTTTGTTCCATCTTAGCCTCGTCGATACGCTGACCAAGAATTTCGACATAGGCGGACATTGCGCCACACTGGGCTTGCAACTTTGCCTGTTTCTCTTTAGTCAATGCTCTGAACTCCTCGGACATCAAGAACGTGTGTAGCTTCAAAACGCGCTCCTTGACATCGGCATACTCAATACGCATACGGTCGAGGTAGGTTTCAGCAACCTTATAGGCTTGCTCAAACGTCTCTTTTGGCGACCAAGACTTGTAGCCATCCGGGTACTCAATGAGGTAGCCGTCTTCACCACCTTTTGCATCGGCAAGGCTACGGTTCAACACTTGTTCTGCTTCACTCTTTGCCATCGGCTTTGCCATGATGGTCTTTTTCCCAATGTACTTTTTCATTGTCTTAAAACTTTTGATTGTTAATAATAGGGTTTACTTGTCAGATTTGACTTTGTATTCAAACACGTCCATGATTGGTGTTTCAGAGACTGATGCAATGGAGTAGTCAATCATAGTGCCACCCATTACTTCGTCAATGTTTCTTCGCGCACTTTCCAAACTGCATCCCTCAACGAGGTAGTACACGTTACTGCGCTTTTCTTTCTCTGTCTTCTCGTCGATGGTGATAAACTGGAGTTTCGATTTGTACCAACGAGTATCGGTGTTCTGCATCTTGTCTTCGAGAGACTGGTTATACCATTCCTTGAAAGCCTCTTTGTCTTTCTTCTTAATGGCATCATTTAGTTTCTTGGCATCATTGTCGAGAACTTTCTTAGCCCAGTCCATGAAGAAAATCTCCTTGAACACGGCACGGTCAATCTCAATTACTTCAAACTCTCCACTTATGTAAGCGGACATTTCTTCGATGATACGTGCCTCTGCCTCTGTGAAAGAGACAGCATCGACAACGTATGTTTCCGTTACTTTCTTTTGCAGTCCATCTTCCATAGTTTTCTCGTAGCGGATTTTACAGATGAACCAGTTTGCTGTTCTACTTCTCATGATTTAGTCGTTTTGGTTTGTTTCTTCTGTTACAATCTCGTCCAGCGTACTTTGTATGCTGGTTTCAATAGTGCCGATGTGTTCCGTGATGATGTTCTCAATGTCTGCACGCTTGATTTTGAGCGCGACTTCCGAGCCATCAGCGAAACGTAGGCGCATTTGACAATCCATGTCGGGATTGTTCGTCAACTTGTCCTGTGCTTGCAGCAGTGAAGCGCGAGAGCAGAACAGCGGTTGGAGTTCGGGAATGAAATCTTTTACCATACTGTTTTGATTTTATTGGTGAATAATAAGTGAATTATCTCCGGCTATCCCCTGTGAGTGGGATAATGTTGTAGGTCTTGAAGCGGTCGAGCAGTCGCCCGAAGCCATCCCTGTACTTCTGTTTCAGTTGCTCGTTAGTGAGGTTGGTTGTAAGATGTGCCATTTTGTGGTATTGCGTCCAAATCTCGTTGCGAGCATGAAGAAACTCGTTAGTGAGTGTTTCGGTGTCCGTGCCGTAGAACTTGGTAGATTGTACGCCGATGTCGTTGAGGCAGATGTTTACCGGTTCACACTTGAACCCCTTGTTTTCCTCCTCATTGAAAGTGTAGCGGTCGAGGTTGTTGTGCAGCGTGTAGTAGTTCACCATCTGCGTTACGGAAAGGTTATGGAAGAAACGAGGGTTGTCTGTAATGTGCAGGTACTCCGAAAATACTTGCATGAGCAATGTCTTACCAGTTCCGACAGCCCCTTGCAACATGATATGCTTGTGCAGTTTATAGCCACGTCCGGGGAACACATCTTCAGCGAGCGGACAGCCGTTGAAGTAGTAGAGCAAGAAGCGCAGCACGTCCCGGTTGTTATCATCGACCACGAACTTGCGTCGCTGGTGAGCCAACACTACGTTGTTTGCCACCCACATTAGCGTTTTGGCATGAGCGTCAAACACTTCCTTGATGGAAAGGTCTTGTGACTTCTCTTTTTCCTGCTGCATCTTTTTCCATGCACGTTCCACGCATTGGTTGAGTGTGCTGATGTGCATCCGTGCGAGAGCCGCTTTCTGTTGTGCCTCACGCTTTTGTTCCTCTGTCAGTTGTTTCTGTTCTTCCATTGTCATAGTTGTGAGAGTTATACATCTTTGCTTCCAAAGCCACCGTCATACTGATAGTCGGCAGATGATGGCGGTTCTGTTTCATTGATGGCAGTCTTGCCTTTTGCCTGTTGCTTGTCTTTAACCTTAATGCGCATTGTGGCGATAAGATGTTGAGACCAGTCGGTGTAGTCGGTATGTTCTTTTTTGGATATTTCCCATTCCGCAACAACTTCCTTTGCCACCTTGCGTATCATTGTAATGTCGTCGGGTTTCAGTCCGAAGTTCATTAGCAATACTTCAAGATTACTGGCGTTCTCTTTGCCAAAGAAGCGTTTGAGACAGGCTTGGTTGTCGGCTGGTTGTGTCGTTGTTGTAGGTTTTGGAGTGGGCGCAGAAGCAGCTTTCGGTTGTGGCTTAACTTCCTTGTCCTGTTTTCCTTGTTCTTTCTTCCAACGGTTTTTCATGCCAATCTTACCACCCTCGGAACGCTGACGGCGCAGCGTGTCCTTGATGTCCATACGTCGAGTGAAACTTTCCGAATAGAAACACTTACCATCATCGGTAAAGGTAAATAGCCCGAAGTCCTCAACAACTGACTTGACAATGGCAGCATCCACACGAAGGTCAAAGGCTATCATGTTATAATCTTTGGCACTCATGTAGTCGGCTTCCTCCCTCAACCGCTCCAGTATCATGAAATACACGCCATACCCTGCTGCCCCTTGCTTCATGCGCAGTCGCACCAGTTTCTCGTCGTTGCGTGCATTACTATCGTGGGAGAAATAATTTGTAGATTTTATTTGCCGCGTAGCCATATCGTCAAGTATTTATCGTTCTGTAATTCTTATGCCATGAACATGTAACATCAGTTTGCGTTTGATGCGGTACACATCAGTTCGCATTCCCTTTGTGTCCTCGACCACAGTCTTTCCGTCCTTGTCGGTATAGACAAAATCAGCGATGTAGTTGCACGCACGTTCAAGCACTTTGCCATCGGCACCACGTTGTGCCGGTATGAGTTCGTAGGAAACCTGTTCACGCAGATTGGAGATAAGCCCTGCTCGTTGCATCAGTCGCAATTCGTTGGCGCGTCTGTGTTCCTTTCGTGAGTCATAGCCACCCGACTTCTGAGCGTGATACTTGTTGTTTCCCTTGCTCTTACGGAAGTATTGCATAACGTCCATGATGGTTAATACGTTCTTTAAGTTCGTTGTAGGCGATGAACTTCACTTGCTTGGTAGGTGGCAGCATCATCGTTGTGCCTTTGCTGATATTGCGTGCTGGCTTTGCTGCACGCTGCACTGTCTTGATTGTGCCGAAGCCACGCAGCAGGATAGGTTCATCCTTGGCGAGTGCGTCGGCGATGATTTCAACGATACCCTCGACGGCGTGAGTAGCCTGTGATGGGGTGAGGTTGGAACGATTAGCCAGTTCCTTGGCGATTTCTCTTTTTGTCATAACTTTTTAATTTTAGAGTTTATAATTTACGTTCAAGTTTCTGTTTCATTAGTCGCATGAGCCTTGCCTTGTTGAGCATCAGCAGGTAGCCGCGTTTCTGCTGGCTTCGCCGTTGGCATTCCTCATCTACGAGCGTTGCCGCATCATCGAGAAAACCGATGATTGCTTTGATGTCAGTCTTGCATATCTCCATCGTCATTGTCTGGGTTGAGTATCATAGAAGCCAGTTCGTTGAAATACATTTCGTCGGTAGGTATCTCATCGTCAGCAGCCATGATTTGGTTAGCAATGGACTTTTTCTTGTGGATGATGTCGTAGAGCGCACGGTCGATGGTATGGCGACCGATGAGGTAGTAACACGTCACGTTATCTTTTTGTCCAATACGGTGCGCTCTGTCTTCGCACTGGCAGCAGTCGGCATAAGTCCAAGGAAATTCTACGAAAGCCACGTTTGACGATGCCGTCAGCGTCAGTCCAACACCAGCAGCCTTGATTGAGCAGATAATCAACTGGCTATATCCGTTTTGAAAACTGTCAACGGCTTGTTGCTTCGATGTGGCATTATCGCGCCCTGTTACGCGTACAGCATCAGGAAAAGCCTTGCACAGTTCATCTACAATCTCATGGAGTGAGCAGAACAGGATGAGTGGTTTGCCGGATGCAAGGAAAACGCGAACAAAGTCAATGGCTTGCTTTACCTTACCCTTGGCAGAGAGCGAGCGCAGTGTCATAAACTTGACAAGAGCCTCCATGCGCATCTTGCGACGTATCTCCCAATCGGAGCACTCCTTATATTGACGCAGGTACTCGGCAAGGTCTTCTGCTGCAAGTTCGTATTCCTCACGATTGGATATTTCCACATAGAGGTCTGTGCGTGTCTTGTCGGGCAGTTGCGTCAGCACCTTTGCCTTTTCACGTCGTATCATGCAGCGGCGGTAGAGTTGCTGTGACAGTTCTTCAAGGTTGTCATTCTCCCCATAGTCAGCGAGAAACTTGCCACGACCTCCAAACTCCTGTAACCTGCCCATGATGGAGAGTTGGGAAACCAAGTCTTCTGCTCGATTTACCACAGGCGTACCCGAAAGGAGAATGCGAAAGTCCTTGCCCTCAACAATGCCCCGTGTGAAGATTGTCTGCTGTGCGCTTGGGTCTTTGACACGGTGGCTTTCGTCAATGATAACCGAGCGAAAAACCTTGATGGCATCATTGAATACAACATCTTTGAGACGGAAAGAACGACGGTCTGAAGAATTGATGTCCCAAACGAAATACTTGCGTAGGCTCTCATAATTGACAATGGCAACATGGAACATACCCATTTGCAGGAAATACGGCCATGCCGTGCGTGTAGCGTTGTCAAGTACAAGTGCTTTCTTGTTTGTGAACTTCTCAAACTCACGCTGCCAGTTGATTTTAAGAGAGGACGGACAGATAACGAGCGCAGGGTAGGCGTTAGCCGTATCGACAATGCCGATGGACTGGAGTGTCTTACCAAGTCCCGGTTCATCACCGATGAGCAGCCTGTGTTTGTCAAGCCCGAAGATGATACCCTCACGCTGGTATGGGTATGGTTCTATTTTAAGATTGTGTTTCAGTTCCATCTGACTATAAGTTTAAGCACCAATACTGGAAAGCCAGTTCTTCATATTTCTCACGTCCACGGTTGTAAATAGCGTCGCCACGGTTGATGAACTTCTTGAACACGCAGCAGTTCTTTTTGCTGATGCCGTAGATAAAATCACGGTCGGAGTGTGCTATATCCATGTACCATGCACGGCTCCTGTCCCAGTCGAAGAAGTCCACAGCCTCGTCAAATTCTTTCTGCGTAGAAGCGAAAGTCGTTTTGAGGTCGCCACCAAAGCCGAAAAGGTCAAGGAACCAATCCCACTTGCATCGAGTGTCGAGAGTGAAAACAAACCCACCATACTCGAATTGCTGTTGCTTATTTACCATACAGCGTTGCGTGTCCGCAATCTCCAGCACCTTTGCAAGAAAAGCATCATTGCGAGCCTCCCGACGCAAAGAGCGGTACATTTCCTGCGCGTGTCGGAACTCGTCTTCAGTGTACTGAACATCGTCAACGGTGAACTGGTAGTAGTTCACGCGGTCGGGTTCTGTGATGATGGCATCGACAAGAGAGCCGAAGCGGAACGCTGCTTCCTTATCGCCAAACTGCGGACGCGGATGGAGCAGGTTTTTGAGTTCGGTGAGGTCAGAGTTGCTGACCTCACTTCGCTCGTAGTAGTTTATATCTTGGGTATTCATCATAATCAAAGCATTTCTGTTTCTTCATCGTCAATACTCCAGTTTTCGCAGTCAGCCATTACGTCTTTCCAAAACGATTTTGGCTTGTTAGGCATCTTGCCATTGGCAAGTTCTTTGGCTGTTTCTTTGAGCAGGTCAATGAGTTCTTTCGGTGTACGATAGGTATCTTTGAAGTCGGACAGCCAATCGGTATCGGAGAAATCATCACCGTCACGATAGCCAAAGCCGTCCTCGTCTTTTTCCCATGTACCAGGCACATAGTTGGTAGTCTCGACGGTTGCAGTGCGACGCATGGTGCAAGAATACTCGATGTCCTGCGATACTGGTTCGGGGTCTGACTGGTTCCACGGAGCGTTTGGGTCATGCTCCGCACCTGCTGGGTAATATCCGCTTTCGTACATAGTTACTTTGCTTTTACATCGTCCACGTATTCAATATGTTCAGACTGGATAAAGATTGGGTGCTCTTTGTCGTTAGCCAGTTTGTTGCAGTATGTCAGTTGCTTTGAGAAAATCTTTTCAAGTTCAGCAACAGAGAGTGTGCAGCCGTGTTGCGCCCACCACATACCAACTACCTGCATGAAGCCCTCAGAGTTTAGTACGTTGAGGCGTTTTTTGACTGATGTTTTCGGCTGATACTGGTTGACCTGTATTTCAGCGGCACCAAAGAGACCGTCAATTTCCTGCTTCTGTGCAGCGAGTTCGGCAGCAGCTTTCTCCTTTGCCTCACGTTCGACACGTTCTTTCTCTCGCTGTTCGGCTTCCTTGCGCTCGCGCTCCTCCATCTGTTTCTTGATACGCTCTGCCTCCTCCTTGTTGGCTTTGGCAATGCGCTCCAATTCCTTGCGCTTGGATGGCAGACGGTCAAGAATGTCGTCGCGGTTGATGGAAATCTCAAAAGTGAATTGTTCCTTGAAACGCTGCTGTATCTTCTGCTTCACTTCGGCAGCGATGGCACGCGCGTCTTCGGGCGAGAGAACTGAGGGCATCAGCACTTCGGGACGAAGCGCATTGAACCAGTCCTGTGAAAGTTGGTCGCTGGTGTTTTTCACTCCATCGTAAACGATGGCATAGTTTTCAAGTGTCAGAGACTTGTCAAGTTCGATAAGACGGTTACACGTAGAAGCAACAAGCGCATTGAACTGGCGCAGGAGGTCGTCTTCGACATCGGTAGCATACTTGTTCTTTGCCATCACCTTAGCCTGTTCCAACTGCTTTCTGCGCTGCTCTGCCTCGTATTCCTCACGTTTCTTGGCAGCGTATTTGTTTCGGAGTTCCTGCAACTGTGCTGCAACCGTTCCTTTCTTTGCAGGGTCAACCTCGTTTTCCAGTTTTGTATAGACCGAACGGATGTTGTCAAAGAGTTGGGTAACTGCAGAGCGTTTGCCGTTCATCTTCTTCAATGTCTTCTTCGCACGTTCAATGAATGTTGCAATCTCTTGGTCGAGTTCGTCGGACATACCCTCGGTATTTACGCGGTTGAGCAGTTCATGTCCGAACTGGAGGCAGCGGTCGTGTGAAACGCTGTTCTCTTTGAAAGCCTGTGGCGCGACTTTTGCAATCGTGCCTACATTCTGCGGTTCAAAAATTGTTATTTCTGTTGTCATGATGATACCTGTTTTGTGGATTGAATAATGTTTGTGCAAGGTTGAACCAAGAAATACTCTACATATCTGTGTAAGCGTGAGCAAAAGAGACCGTTGATTGCGCGATAGGCTTGCGGACATCCTTTGCACGCGCTTTCTTTTCTCTCGTTAGAAGCCATCATCATCACCGGCATCTACGGTTACACCTGCAGAAACGTCGTTGGCAGGAGGTCCGAACGGCTGTGGCTCTGGCTGCATGACCTCGCCAGTCTCGGTGTTAACACCATACAAATCGTCGTTGATTTCAATTTCTTTCTCCTCAACCTGCTGGCTCTGCAACTCAGTACCACGTCCAATACGGACTTTTGGATAAGTCTTGAAAGCGTGTTTGATACACTTCGCCATGAGGAAACCACTGTCAATGTTGACCACACCTTGCTGGTCAACTCCATAGAGAGCATTGGCACCGCCATTCTTGTTCTGACGTGCGCTGTACTGAGCGAGGCGCACCCAGTCTTCTTCTGTCATGACAGAGTAGTCGATGCTCCCATCAGCGCGAGTGATACGGAGGTAGCAAGCCACGATACGCTGACCAGTGTGAGGCAGGTGGCAAACATATTCCACTTCCTTACGTCCATTCTTATCAGAGAAAGAAAACTCGTCGTTGGCATACACCAGTACCGGGTTGTCGGCATGACGTATCTGTCCAGCACGTTCGCGCAGCACCAGTTCGCCGTAAGCAGAGATAGTGAGAACAACGCGACCCTCCCAGTTGTAGATGATGTAGCCCTTTTGGTCTTTCAAAGGTCTGCCTTGCTGGTCGAGTTTCGGAGTTGTCTTTTGGTTGCGCCCGATAAGGTAGCACAAGGCGCGTGTACCTTGTTCAAGCGATAGACCACACACTGCGAGGTCGATAAACGCTGTAAACAAAGAGAAGTGAGTGCCTTTTTGCAGGTCGGGTGTATCGCGCAGCAACTTGTTGAAGTAGTTGCTTTCGCGCTCGTAGGCTGCTTCGCCTGTGCCATTACCCCAAAGGGTATCATAGATGTTGATGAACTTGTCGCGAACGATAGGCGACGTTACGATGTCGAGGGGCTGCATTTCGTTAAGCTGCTCGACGGTGAGAGTGATTTGACTCATGATTGATACTATTAAATGGTTTAACTTATAATTTGTCTATGTAGAAGCGGATGCACTCGGAAGTGTTGACGCTCGTCATGTAGTCGTACTGGAAATCGTCCTTTGTACCTTTGGGGTTGTGATGGAGCATCGGACGCTGGAGGACGCGGAGCCACATATCATTTAGTTTTTCACGCGCAGCAGCCTTTGCCTTGTGGTTGCAAGCCTCCTGTGTGAAGCGGTGAATAACGCGAGGGTGCTTGCCGTCGGTAGTTTTGTAAATTGCGTAATCCATATTCGTTAGCGTTTGAAGTAATCTTGTTGCGTCTGCTGAAGAAGTCGTAAGTCTGCCATGCAATACTCCACTTTGCCCGGACGCTTGCAAGGATGTATGCGTCCCTCCTTGCGCCAGCGGTCAACATTGGCACGTCCGAAGATGGAGTAAGCCTTTCGTTGGCTGACCGTCTTAGGGTCTGCCTCCGCACGCTGCATCTTGCGAACTATGCGCGATGAAAGGTCGTCCATGAACGTGTCGTATGACACCACCTTGTCGGGAAACTGGATATAGGTACTCATGGTTATTCTTCTTCTGCGAGTGCTGTTAACTCATTGATTTTGCCCTTGGCATCCCAATACTTGCCAAGACGATAGATGATGTAGGCGAGACCGAAGCCAACACCCTTTGTAAACAGTAGATAACCCATGTCGTCGCAGTCGCCGATAATGAACACGGCAGCGACCATCACAAGCACTGCAAGCACGATAACGCGTCAGTTTCTGAATGGAGTGAACAATTCTTTCATGATTAGTTTCTTTTGATGATGATAGTTGCACCATTGTCGGGTGTGGTTATCTCAAACTCAACACAGCCAGCACGCTGGTTAAGGCGTGTGGCTGCACTCTTGACCGTGCTATAAGGCGAAAAGTCCTTGCACGATACTCTTACCGTTTCTCCCTTTTCAACCGTCAAAAGGCTTTCGGGAGTGTTAACTTGCGTTTCTCGAACGACGCGAAATTCAGATTTTGCCATTTTCTTTCGTTTATTTAATTAAAAATGATTACCTTTGCAGTTTGAAAACAAGCCAGTTGCACAGCAACGAGGCTTAAACACGATGCAAAGGTAAGACATTTGTCTGATACAAGCAAGACAATAGGCTTATTTCTTTGAAAATTTAAGGTTTTTTAATAAAGCAACTGTCTTATATGACTGGTAAAAACTTAAAAGAATTGATTGATGCACTCGGCATTTCACAACGAAAACTTGCCGAGCAGATGGGGGTCACCCCTCAGACGATTAGCGCAATTCTTACTGCAAAAGATGTTCGCACATCAACCATTGAGAGAATTGCGTCAGTGACAAATATGCCTATCAGTTATTTTTTTAAGGAAGAACGTGAACACCAAAATGCAGTAGCATCGGGTAATGGTATAGCAGTAGCCGGTAACAATAATGTTGCTGGTAATGTAACGATGGATGATAATACAGCCGTGCTGCAAGAGCGTGTGGCTATGTTGGAGAAACTTTTAGAGGAAAAAGAGCGGACGATTAAGATACTGATGGATAAATGAAGAAGACGTACAAGATAATTATCTGCATTGCCATATTGGTATATGGGATAGTGTGGATATATTTTAGTCTGCCCGAGAAAGGTTTGGGTAAGTACGTCTATGTTGATGACCAAAGAATACTCCATTCGACGAACGAGTGCAAAGGTATCACACGGATACATGGGGCATCGCCTGTAAATGTTTATTCCAAAGATGAACTAAATGCTTCGACGTGGAACTCTGTTTGTTCAGAATGTGTCAATGACAAGATTTATAGGCAAGTTATGGAATGCTTGCAAGAGAATGCGTCAAAAGACAGCCTGTTAAATGCAGATTGGTCTAAATATGGAAACGAAAACAGGAAGTGGCTTTATGTTAAGATGAATGAGAATGGAGTAAATACTGGTAGTTATGAAGATTTCAACAACAGTCTCGACAATATTGCAGAAGATAGAGATTGGTACTATCAGAAATGTCTTCGTATCGGTCTTAATGTTGGTAGTCGTGAAAACTTTGACAGTTTGATGAAGTTGAAATAAAACAGACATGAGCAGTAAAGAAGACATCGCATTTCGCAAGTTGTCCATACTGATGAAAGCCGTAACGGAGGCAAACGAGCAGGATGATACGCTGGAAGAATTAAAAGCCGCAGCGTTCGAGGTGTTGCGTCTCAATCCCGGTTGCGAGCAAAGCGATTGGGCAAGGATACTCGTTGAGCAATATGGAACGGAAGTGGTGGACGCATACGGCAAAGACCCAGCAGAAACCTACGCTTCATTGGAAGCTCTTTGGGAAAGTCCATACCTCGATAAGGTTAGCGGACTGGAATACGACTTCAAGACATGGGCAGAGGCATTTTCTACTGATGCAGCAGTTCAGTTGTATTACGATTTGACGGAGAAAAACGAATGAGTTAGACATTGATTAGAGAAAACCGCAAACTCGCTTATTTTGAGGCACCAAAAAGAGCCGCGCAGGCAGCCGTTGAGGAATAAGCGACGGAACTTGAAACTAAGCGAGTTAGGCGGTAAGCCCCGAAAACAAAGGGACTTCCGCCTAACTTCGTAAATGGAGGTTCGTTCATTCCGACACGGAAAATGAGCAGAATGAACGGAAATGTTTAGAGAAAGTTGCGAGTTTTCAGACCCCATGTTTAGAGCGTGTTTAGAGTTCAGAATGACCGAGATAACAACAAGATACAGATGTATAACAAAAAACGATAGGAACACAGATTATGGCAACACTGAAAGCATGTGTGCAGAAGATGCGCAATGACGGGTTCTTTCCTGTCTATATCAGAGTGACGCACAACCGCACGACACAGTACATCAAGACGGACAAGATGGTGACTAAGCGAGAACTGTCAAGGAGTAAGGAAATCACCGACCCTGTAGTGATGCAGTTCTGCACCGCGCTCATTCTTGACTATAATGCGAAGTTGAACAAGACGGACACTCGCAACTGGACGGCTCGGATGGTTGTGGACTACCTGCAAAAGGGTGAGGAAGACTTGTGCTTCTCTGACTATGCGCGACGGCACATTGACAGGCTCATCGACAACGGACAGGCGAGGAACGCTAAAAACTACGAGTTGGCACTCCAGCACATGGAGCGTTACTTCGGCACCACCAAAGTGAAGTTCTCGCAACTGACCTCTACGAACGTGGCGAAGTGGATAAAGAGTTTGGAGAAGACGAACAGGGCAAAGGAAATGTACCCTGTGTGCATGAGGCAGGTGTTTCGCGCAGCCATCGAGGAACTGAACGACTATGACACCGGGCTAATCAGAGTGAAGACCAATCCGTGGGTAAAGGTGAAGATACCACATGCAGACCGTCCCGAGAAGCGAGCCATCAGTGCGGAGGAGAGCCGCAGGTTCTTTTCTTCTCCCCTGCCCGAAAGCAAGATGAAGTTGCCGTTGCCAGAACTTGGTCGAGACGTAGCCATGATGGTGTTGTGTCTTGGAGGCATCAACACGGTCGATTTATACAACCTGCGCAGGGAGGACTATCACGGTGGCATCATCCACTACAAGCGTGCGAAGACCATGCGCAGCCGTTCTGATGGAGCATACTTTGAAATGCGTGTGCCGGAGATAATCAAGCCGTTGTTTGAGAAGTATGCTTCAGTACCAGGCAGTGAATGGCTGTTCAACTTCCATGACAGGCACACCACCAGCGACAGTTTCAGCGCGAACGTGAACATAGGCATCCGAAAGATTTGTGAGAGCATGGGCATTGCAAAGGAGAACTGGTATTGCGTCTATACTTTCCGTCACACATGGGGAACGGTGGCGCAGAACGATTGCGGCGCGTCCATATCTGAGGTTGCTTTCGGCATGAACCATAGTGCAGGACACCGCATCACTCGCGGATACATCAAACTGGACTTCACACCTGCATGGGAACTGAACGAGCGTGTTGTTGATTTCATCTTTTTCTCCGACCAAGCCAGCAAACAGGCAGCGCAGGAGGAGGAAAGCACGGTGTTCCGTCTGTCACCGAAGATGCTCATCAAGGCAGCAGCTTTCTTTCAAGGCAAATGCTTGGCAAGTTTCGACGACATCGGCTGCTCCAACATCGATGAAGTGATTGCGCGACTGGTGAAAGGACTGCCATCGGATATTCCTCCTCGCTCAATAGTCCAATTCAAGATTGTCAACTGCGACAACGGCAAGGTTGCCGTCTATGAGCGTCAGAAAGGCAAAGGTTTCTAACCATGATACAGGCTTCTCCATAAAGGTGAAGCCTTTTTTTTGAAATCTTCTCACACGCGCGTGTGTACGTGCGCGGCGACGACGAATAAGAAAATTTATTTTCTTTATATATTTCTTTTCTTTTACTTTTCTTTACTTTCCTTTACTTGTTATACAAAAAGTGTAAGTGAGTTATAAGTGAGTTATTAACTTATTGATATTCAGAGCCAACGAAAAGCACAATAATTAGGTGTTTCCGTAGTTCTTTCGCCATGTTTCAGAATAATTGTGAGATTACAAATTTCAGTCAGTTATAACTCATGTCGTAACTAACACATTATTATATATAAGTGAGTTATAAGTTAGTTATAACTAAGTTATCTTTGTAGCATAACAAAACCGCCGAGCGATTGCCCAGCGGTTTTATACTAAATACAGTAAACAGTAGTAAGGATTACTCCTCAGACGGCGAAGCAATGTCTTCGCCAGCAGCGAGGCGTGCAATGCGTTCAGAGAGCGTCCTGTTTTCATCGACGATTGTCATGTCAACGCTTGTTGACTGCATCTGAGGCGTGTGGAACTTCAATAGTTTTATTTCTGCATCGACACGGCTTTCCGGGTCAAGTGTCTTGCAGTCAATGTCAAACTGCGAGACCAGTTGCCCTGTCTTCTTTCCGTTATCGTCCTTTTCCTCGATGCTGGGTGTGAAGTATTTCACCGAGTGTTGTCGGAGAAACGTCTTCAATGGCTTGTCTTTGTTGGGTGTTCCTGCGGCACGACCGCCGAGCCGTCCGCGCCCATCTCCTGCTTTGCGTGGCATAGTAAATCAAAACTTAAAATGATGGTGCAAAGATAAGGTTGTAATTTCGCACACGACTTATAAGTTTTGTTTAATCAATTAAAAAGCATACAGTATGTTAGGCGGAATAATCGGAGGCGCAGCCGGTGCGCTTGGTGGCATTTTCGGAGGCATCAGTAAGAACAAGATACTGAAGAAGCAGATGGCCATGATTAAGGAACAGAAGCGTGAGAACCAAGACTGGTACGACCGCAGGTATAACGAGGATGCAACTCAGCGTGCAGACGCGCAAGCCATTCTTACGCAGACAGCAGACATGATAAAGCGACGCAACCAGCAGTCAGCAGGAGCGCAAGCCGTGATGGGTGGCACAGAGGAGAGCACAGCAGCAGCGAAAGAGGCTAATGCGAAAGCACTGTCAGATGCTACCAGTCAGATTGCAGTTGCTGGCGCACAGCGCAAAGACCAGATTGAGGGTCAGTACCGCGAGAGACAGCACCAACTTGACGAGAAGTTGCGCGAACTCGAAGCAGGTAAGGTTGATGGCTTCGGCATGGTAAGTAACGCTATCGGTGGAGCCGCAAGTGGTTTTGCCAGTGGCATGGGACTTGGATAATCACGTAAACACTATAACATCATGGCAACAAACCCATTTGGAACGACAATACCGAGAGGCGCAACGTCATTCTACGACTTTTCGCAGAATGATGATGGGCAACAGCCCGGAGCGACCCCTACACAGGACGATGGAGGAAACGGCACACCTGCCCCTCCATCGCTTGCCACTCCTACGCTGAATGGCAACGGCGGTTCTTCATCTTCATCAACAACCACTACCACGACGGCAAGCCCATACGCACAGTTCAAGGGTAATAATTACGCTGAACTGGAGGAGTTCTTGCGTGGTCAGATGGATGCAATCAAGCCCGAGACAAAAGAGGAGCGAGAGAAACGAGAGAAGCGCGAGAAGCGCATTGGCTTCCTCGCAAGACTTGCAGAGGGCTTGGGTACATTTCACACGGCGTTTTCTCATGCGCGTGGCATCAAGGCTATGGATATGCCTAAAATGTCGGCGAAAGCCAAAGAACTGTTTGAGAAAGCCAAGGCACAGCGCGACAAGGACAATGACAGACTGGTGAATTACGCCATCACCCTCGGCAACATCAAGGACAAAGACCGCGACTTCAACTTTCGTGTTACACAAGCAGAGCAACAGCAGAACAACTGGCAACAACAGTTTGACGCAGGTCGCAAAGACCGTGCCGACGATGTGGCTTTCCGCGACAAGAAGTTTGACTCTGACAACGACCACTGGCAGAAAGGTTTCGACGAGAACAAACGTCAGTTTGATGTCACCTCCAAGGAGCATGAACGCCACAACAGAGCATCCGAGGGACTTCAAGCTGCTGGTATTGCCGAAACGAGACGGTACAATAAGGCATCAGAGGGCTTGGAACGTCAGCGTATTGCTGCATCGCAGGACGGCAAATATACTGAGTTCTATTCGGGCAATGGTATGGTTCGTATTCCAAACACCCGACTGAACCAGCACAATATCTCGTATGTGTTCAGCAAAACACCGTCCGCAGGTCGCCCGACAGGAGGTTACAATATCTCAACAGGACAGACAACACCAGTTTCAGCCGACCAAATGATGGACTGGATTGGTTCAAACATCGACGACCCGAACGTGCAGAGTGCTTTGCGTGCCATCGGTGGCGTAACCACTACCGAAGACAACACACCTCCAAGCCGAAGAAACAACAACCAAAATACCCCACCAAGCAGAAGATAATTGACTATGTGGAATGACGACGATAGAAAGTGGCTCTATGAGCAAATGAAGAAGAATGGCGTAAACACAGGCAGTTACGACGACTTCACAAAGAGCCTTGACAATAAAGAAGACCGCGATTGGTACTACCAAAAGAGCCGCAGTTTAGGCTTGAATGTTGGTAGTGCTGACGATTTCGCAAGTATGATGGTTCAGCCAGTGCAGAAGCCAGCACCAGCGCAGCCGGTAGTCAAGCAGACTACAGGGCAAGTAAACCCGACTGTGAACACATCGACACAGCCCAAACAGGATGAACAGCCACAAAAGCAAGGTGGATGGCAACCGACTTGGCAGGAGAAGATGGGTATGCAGATGCAGTTGGACGAGACCATGCGCCAAGTGAAGCAGTCGCAGCAGGACTTCAATACACGCATGGAGAATATCCGCAAAGGCAACACTTTGGGTAAGACCAGCGAAGTGAAGTTCAACCCGGAAAGCGGAAAGATGGAGCGCAGGTATTACACGACGCATGGCGATGAAGTAACAACACCGCTGGAGCAGTCGCGCCTCAATCTGAAATACCTTGACGAGTGGGAAGCCACAACACCCGAGGGACGCAAACACCGCGAGAAGCGCATACAGAGCGACTTCGAGGGACGTGTGGGCGCAGTCATGGATAAGTACGACCCGGACAATGCCGCTGCAACAGTATGGCAGCGAGCAGAGGACAAAGCCAATGAGTCATTTAGGGAATACGTTGACAGGCGCAGACAGCCAACATTGGCAAATGCTCTCCATGATATGGCTGATGCCTCCAATGTCACAGGTGGCTTAGGCATGGATAATATCGAATACGGCATCAAGGCGTTTACTGAGCATCTGAAGTATCACGACCTGCAACGTATGGCTGATGATGCTTGGAACATGCTGGGCAAGGAGAAACAGCAGTCCATCATCGAAGATATGTACGGCGCACTGAAGAACCGCTACCCACAAGCCACAGAACAACAGTTGCAGCAAGCAGCAACGGAAATGGCGCGTGAGCAGAGCGACCGACGTATGTATGAACTGGCAGTAGCGAAGAACGCCCCTAAAGACGCAGCCGAATACTTCATCCGCAAGGTTGCCGCAGGTAACGCAATGGGGACATTGATGCAAGCAGCGGCAAGAGCGCAAGCAGGTACAACAGGCGACTGGGAAGCACGCGAAGATGCAGAACAACGCTTTGAGAAGCAAGGACACAAGGTCGCAGGTATCGCAGGAACAGTTACAGGCTTTGCCTTAGACCCTCTCACTTGGGCATCTGCAGGTGCAGGTGGTGCAGTCGTTAAAGGCACAACTTGGCTCGGTGGCAAGATGATTGGCGAAGCAGCCATGCGTAAGTTTGGCACCACGCTCGGAGGTCGTATGCTTGGTGGAGCCATTGGTGGTGCTGTGAACTTCGGCACATACGAGGCAGGAAGCGAAGCACTCGACCAAATGAAGTGGGGTGGTTACATTGACGAGGAAACAGGTGAACGCAAGGACGGTTTCTCGTTTGGCAATGTGGCAGGGCGTGCAGGACACGGCTTGATGATGGGTGTAGTAACTGGTGTAATTGCTCCATACCTCGGCAATGTAAGCGACAAACTTGTCAGAGCCACCGAAAGCACCGTTGGCAAGATGGGAATCCGTTCCGGTGAACTTGGTGTAGGAACAGTGGCAGAGGGAACAATCTTTGCCGTGCCGGAGATTATCGACACCTACGGACAATATGGCGACCTTATTAACTCACTTTCTGATGAGAGCAGCCCCAACTATATTGCAGACGAACAGGAACGTGCAGCCAAGATTGAGGAACTTCGCAATAGTCGTGGTGACGCGCTGATGGACGTTTGGACTGATAACATGGCAATGATTGCAGGTTTCAAGGCACAACATCTGTTGAAGTCTGCACCGCGTGTTATCTACGACCTTGCACGCTCCAAGAACGGCAAGGCTGGTTTTGAGACACGTTTACGTTCCATTCTTGACGGACGCGGTGACCTTGCACTTACTGAGGACGAGAAGAAAGAACTGGAACGCAGAGGGTACGGCGACTTAAAAGACCTCACGGAGGAATACAGCCGTTATGCCGAAGCCAAAGAAGAATATGACAAGGCTCGTCCTACCACCACCGATGCAAGCAGAATGATTGAGGGAGGCGACGGACAGGCTGAACTACCATATAACCGCTTTGTCGAGTTGATGACAGATAACAGCGTCAGCGAGGCAGCACGTGCCAAGATGTACTACTATCTCACAGGGCATGGTCTGCCAATGTCAACCGTCATGGGTTCAAGCATCCTTGAAGACAAGGACGCAGACGGCAACGTGACAGGTTACACCGTGCAGTCGTTTGGTGCAAATGGAGTGATTACCAGTCGCTCGTTTGGCGACAAGAAACGTGCAGACGTGGAGGTGAACCGCATCAACAGGCAAGCAGAGTTGAACGGCTTTGACGTGGGTGAGCGTTATTATGACTGGCAAGGCGACAACAAGCGTATGTATGAGGCTTGTGAGACTGTTGCAGAGGAAACAGGCGCACCTGCCAACCTTTTGTTTGACCTCATGAAGCGCAAGACCGAAGCAATGAACGAAGTTGAATTAGAGTGGGCAGAGAAAATCCTTAATGCCTACAACGGTCTTGGCGACAAATACGGTTCATCAGAAGTACGCGCAGCCATCAATGATGAATTTGGTATTGATGTTGACAAGGCTATCCGCAAGGAGCGCAACCGCCGAAGCGAGCAGGAGCAGAAAGCCGTTGACGAATATGCCAACCGCCTGTTTGCCGACGTGAAGCGTAAGCAGGAGGAAGCCGCAGAACGTGGCGAAGCACCTGTTGACCCCGATGCACCAACAAGTAACAGTAAGATAGCCGCATTACTCGGCATTGACGATGGTGAGCTGGGCGACCCTGTTAGCGCAGCTTTCAACAGAGGACACGAAGCCGACGCGCAGGAGCGTCAGGACATCGCCATAGAACTTACCGACCCAAACAATGCGGAAGCACAGGAAGCATGGAACGGTGTAGTGCAGCGCATCAACGAGGATGCAGCCTACATGGTAGCCCAGCAGCGAGAGCAGACCAAGCAGATGCAGCATACTGACGGCTCTTTGCGCCCTGCCATCCTCAAAGAGAAAGACAGTGAGGGTAACGACCAACAAGTGTATATCGTTGACGGCAATGTGCAGATGATGCCCGACGGCTCAATGGTTGACAAGGCATCGAGTGACAACATTGTCGTAGTATATAACCCTGCCACTGGAGAACGCAAGCAGATAGACCCGTCCTCTGATACCGGCATATCTTCGCTTGGTGAGGTAACAACCGCAGAACAGCGTGAAGCCGACATCGAGCGCAGCCGACAGGAGTACGTTCAATCACAAATAGACGAGGCGCAGGGTACAGTTCGCTTTGTACCTGGTCAGCAGTTGGTATTGCCTACTGGTGAGGAAGCCGTTGTTGTCGCTACCGATGCAGACGGTGAGAACATCACCGTAGCACTTGGCGACGGCACACAAGCAACCGTTCAGCATTCAGAGTTACAGCGCATCAGAGACGAGAAAGCATCTGCAGACTATCGTCAGCGTCATGGTATCACCGAAGAACCTGCAACGCAGCAACCCGAAGCCTCAGCACAGCCACAGACATCCGGACGTGGGGCAGGTGCGCCAGCCGACTATACAGCCGACATGGAGTTGACTATCCGCGACGAGGACGGCAGCGAGAAACCTGCAATGGTGATGGGACGTGTGCGCTATGAGAACGGCAGTTTTGTTCCCGATGCAAACGGAAACATCATCGAGTATTTCATGGACGGCGAGGTAAAGCACGACCATGAAGACAAACTCGTTGATAAGGTTGTGAGCCACGTTGCACCACAGCAGCCCGAAGCAGCACCAGTACAAGAAGCCTCCGCTGAAACACCTGCAACGGTAGAGACTACTCCCCCACCTGTTGAGCAGCCAACGGAAGTTGCACCACAGCAAGTACAGGAGCCAGTGCAGACGGTAGAGCCTCAACCGGCACAACCAGCCGAAGCACCTGCACAACCAACTGAGCAGCCAACGGCAGAGCCTATGCCTGTTGGTGAGGATGGTGAAGAAGACTGGCAAGCCACCACACCCGAACGCGCCCATGCCTACATTTTCAACGAGGCAGGACTATCACGCAGTGAGGGTAACGAATTTATTGCAGCGCAGACACAGGCAGCGCAGAGCGCACTTGTCAAGGCGAAGTCGGCACAGATGCCAAGAGTTGGCACCAGCATCAAGAAGTACAACGAGGCAAAGGCGAAACGTCAAGAGAAGATTGACGAGGCACAGCGCGTATTGGACTACTGGCAGCAAGTGCGCAACATTCAGAACGATATACAGCGTGTGGAGAATGAACGCAGAGCGGCAGAGGATGCCGTGCGTCATGATGAAGCCGTTGCAGAGGCACAAGCCGAATATGAGGCACGCAAGCAAGCCGAGGCAGAGCGTAAGGCAGTTGGCAACGAGAACCCGATGCCAGCCATTACCGAGAAGTGGAACAATGCCACAAAGGTTGACGGACACCGCGACGAAATCATGCTGCCCGACGGAACACCGCTGAAAGGTCATTACGTCCTGCATGAGAGTGGTGCATCATCCCCAAGCCACAACCCCGAAACATGGCAGAAGACTGACGGTTTCCCGATGGATGCCAACGACAACAGCGTGAACGACCGCGACTATGAGCGAGACCACGACGCGCAGGAGCATACACAGAGCATTGCGCGTCAATATGACCAGCGAGCCTTGCAGAGTGTTCCAGTTGTCAGCAACGATGGTGTTGTGTTATCGGGCAACGGTCGTACCATGGCCGGTGAACTGGCAGCGCGTGACAATACCGATGGCGCATACGTGAACTATCTGAAAGAGTACGCGCCCAAATTTGGCTTCACTCCCGAACAGGTTGAAGCGATGCAGCATCCGCGTGTGTCATTCGTTCCCGATGAGGCAATGCCATACACGGCAGAGACCTTTGCGAAGTTCAACCAACAGGAAATGAAGTCGCAGAACAAGACTGAGCAAGCCGTGAAACTTGGCAAGACAGTGAACGACGATAGTTTCAAGGGTATTGTCAGAACCATCAACGGCTATGACACGCTTGGCGACTTCTACAACGATGCAGAAGCGAGCCTTGGCGCAGTCTATGACCTGCACAATGCAGGTGTTGTTCCACAGGCGCAGTTAGCAGAAATGGTTGACGGTGTTCGCGGACAGGAGAAACTGAGTGCCGTCGGTCGTGAGTTTTTGGAAAATATGCTCATCGGCAAAGCCTTTGAGGGCGACCCCGAAGTAGTGCGTATGCTCACGGCAGAGCCAGCCATGCGTCAGACCGTTATCACCGCACTTGGTGAGATTGTCGATAACATTGCCCTTGGTGGCGACTGGTCTTTGCAGGGAGAGTTGGCAGATGCCGTGAAGTTGTGTTTTGATGCACGACAAGGCGGTGCCAAGTACGGCGAGATAGTCAGCACATACGCACGTCAAGGTGTGTTGTTCGCTGACCCCGACGAGTTGCAGACCGTAGCAGACTTCAATAATGCTACCATGCTGATGCTTGCTGACGCGCTGAATGACAAGCGCGTTACCTTGCTGAAGACTACACTTCAATTATACAATAACAACGCGAGACAAAGCGCAGTAGGACAAGCCGACCTGTTCGCAGGTGGCATTCAGAGCCGCGAGGACATCTTGCGAGACGTAATCACATTTATAAACGAGAATTATGGCAAACGAAAAGAAATCGAAGCAGCCCGGGCAGAAGCCGTGGAGCGAAGAAAAGCAGAGAGCGTTCAACAAGATGGCACTCCTCCAGCAGTCAGCACAGATGGCGAAGAAACAGCAGAACCCAGTGCCGAACCTGCACCAGTAGAGGCAGAACCTGTTGAGGCTACTGAACCAGTAGAAGCAGAGCCTAATGCCGTGCAAACAGCATTGGCAGCAGCCGAGCAGGAAACCAATACCGAGCCTACCGAAGCACAGAAAGAGGCAGGTAACTACAAGAAAGGACACGTCAAGATAGATGGCTACGACGTTACCATCGAGAACCCGAAAGGTTCTGTACGTCGTGGTACAGATGCCAGCGGCAAGCAGTGGGAGCAGGAAATGCAGAACACCTACGGATACATTCGCGGCACAGAGGGCGTTGATGGCGACCACATCGACGTGTTCTTCTCCGAAGACCCCTCGCAGGGTGATGTGTTTGTCGTTGACCAAGTGAACAAGGACGGCAGTTTTGACGAGCACAAGGTGATGTATGGTTTCCCCGACATCGAGAGCGCACGAAAGGCATACCTCTCCAACTATGAAGACGGTTGGCAGGGACTTGGTGCCATTACTACTGTCAGCAAAGAGGAGTTCAAGAAGTGGATTGACAGCAGCCACCGCAAGACGAAGCCGTTTGCGGATTACAGCAGCGTGAAGCCTCTTGGCGACACCCAACTTGGCGAGCAGCCGACCGCAGGTTACTCCATCGAGCCGACCACCTACACCAACAAGAAAGGTAAGACCACACCGATGCACCTTGTTACTTTCGGTAGAGAGTTGTCGAAAGATGAAATTCGTGCCGGCAAGGAACTCGCAAAGGAAAGCCGTGGTTGGTGGGATAGAGAGAAAGGCGGTTTCATGATGCGCGACGAGGATAGCGCGAAAGCACTTGCAGAGGCTTTGAGCAATGAGGAAGCCGTGCAGGATGCACAGCCTTTGTCTGTAGAAGACGTGGCAACAGTCACCGAACAGGCAGATATGAAAGCCGTTGATGAAACCATCAAGGTAGAGCAAGAGCCACAGACCACTCCACAGTATTACTATGACCGCGAGGATGATGTCTATGACAAGACACTGACAGGACTTCGCAACGTACTCAATGACCGTAAGCGTGGAGCAATCCCCAATATCAAGAGTATTGAAAATGTTATCCGCGACCTGCGCAAGCGTGCCAAGACCATTGAGGACGGCATGGCTACCGCAGCAGGTGAGACAATTCCACAGGCATTTGACGCACTTGCCAACCTCAACGGACGCAGAAAGGCATACGAGCAGTTCCTTGTTGACATCCGTAGGAAGATGGCAGAGACAGAGCGCGACGATGCTCTTGCCGCTCATGGCGTGAAATTGGGCGACAAGATTATGTATAAAGGCAAGGAAGTAACCATCCATGATGCAGATGCAAGACAAGTAACGCTTGATGTTGGCTTGGCACCAGTCATGTATGAGGTTACAGACTGGGAGAATGTGGAAGTACCCAAACGCGAACCTGCGACCACACAGCCGAAGAAAGTCAATGTAGAGAGCCTTATGGGTGAACTCAATGAAAAGGGCGAAGCCAAGTTGAGCGACCACACTGAGGAACAGCAACAGGAGGAAAGCACCGAGCAGCCCAAGCAGGAGGAGAAGAAAGCCAAGAGCAAGTGGGTTGACGATGCAGATGCAGAACACTTTGAGGAACTTCGTAGGCGTTTGCGTCAGAAACTTGGTGGTCAGTTGAACATGGGAATTGACCCCGAAGCGTTTGCCCTTGGTGTGGAAATGAGTTACCTCATGCTGAAACATGGCGCACGAAAGTTTGCCGAGTTTGCCAAGCAGATGATTGAAGCCCTTGGCGAGAATGTGCGTCCGTATCTCAAATCATTCTACAACGGAGCGCGTGACCTGCCCGAAATGGCAGAGTATGAAAAAGAACTGACCCCTTACGACGAGGTACGCACATTCGATGTGATGAACTTCGACAAAGAGGGTGCAAAGGATATTGTTGCCACCGCTGAACACATCGTGCGCGAGCAAGCAGCCGAGCGTGAGGCAAAGGAGGCAACCGACAAACTAAAACAAGAACGCAATGAGCAAAGAAAAGAAACAGAGCAAGAAGTCGCAGCAAATACAGAGGCTCTTGCAAGCGAAGCAGCAACTGTTGCAAGCGAAGTCGAAAGTAAACTCCCGTCTGCAAGAAGTGAGCGAGAAGTAAACGACCTTGCAAAGAGCATTGACGATGCCATCGACAAGGTGAACGACCAACTGGCATTGCTTGGTTACTATGAGGCAGAGCCAGTGGAGAGCGACTTCAACGAGGCATACGGCTACATGCGTAATGCCGAGAAGAAAGCCGTGAAGAATGTCACAGAGTTGTTTAAGACGCTGACAAAGGAACTCGGCATCAGCGACCCTGTTGTGTATGATACCAAGGGCAAGAAGCAAAAGAGCGTGACGGCAAACATCGCACCTGCAGGTGGTGATGTTACCATGCGCTTTATGTTGAACCGCGACAAGGGCGTGGAGTTGTATATCGACTTCATGCTGGAACCCGATTATGAAAACAATCGCGACAACCTTGTGCTGAAAGGTATCATGTTCCGTCCAGAGAAGAACCTACCTAACGGAGGACGTGATTACCTACGTGCAAATAACTTCTTCCCTGTTGATGTTACCGTGCCACAGATGTTGCATGGTATCAGAAGCGTGTGTCAAGAATGGCTACCAGCAGAGGACTATGTAGCAATGGCGCAGCGTGTAGCAGCGGAAAATGCAGGAAATCAGAAAGAAAAAACATCGAAAGGTAGTAAATCTAAGAAAAAATCAGTATCTTTGCATGAGCAAACCATACCCGACTTGTTCAGTGGTCTGTTTGGCGAAGACGAATTAAACAGCAAAGACAATGACACAGCAAGAACTGACAACACTAAAGGCTTCAGCCGAGAAGATGGGTCGGTGGGCAGTGTACCTGCTGACCGAGACGGAGTATTGGACACCCGAAGCACTGGAGGAACTGAGCGAGGAGAAACTACAGGAGTTTCAGACGAGACAGGCGCAGTGGCTGATGGAACACGAACGGGAGTACCCGGACGGAGGAGCAGCGGAAGTGCTGAGGGAGGAGATAACTTGGCAAGTGAAGCAGGACAGCCGTTGTCTGAACGAGGACAACGCGTTCGAGATAGAGCAGATGAGGATGGACGAAGTGCCATTGCCGGAACTGCTGACGAAAGCCAAGGAACTTCGCAGCCAACAGGAAGACGAGGAAATGTAAAGTCTTCCAAGCAACCCGAACCCAAATTCACACGTAACTACCTCTATCCCGAAGATGCTTCGGCGATAGATAACATGACACCTCAACAGCGTCTTTCGGCGAATGTTGAGGCTTTGGAGGTTGTGCGCACTTTGATGAAAGAGGGACGCGAGGCGACCGCCGAAGAAAGAGAAATCCTTGGCAAATATCGTGGCTGGGGAGGAGTGGAACTTGGTAGAGCCTACTCCACCGACATGATGCGTCGCAGTTTTACTGACCGTTGGGGAACACCGACGGAGCAAGGCAAGTTACTTGGTCGTCTTGCAGATGTTATCGACGAACTCGACCCCAAAGGTGAACGTGGCGTACTTTCAGCCATCAACCGTGCAGCCCTTACGTCTTACTACACACCAACCGGCATTGCCAAGGTGATGAACCGCTTTGCAGAGTTGGCAGGTTTCAAAGGCGGCTCCATGCTTGACCCATCAATGGGTAACGGCGTGTTTGAGGGTACGATGTCGAAAGGAGTGCAGCAGCGCACTATGATACACGGCATTGAACTGGACTGGCTGACAGGACAGATAGCCCGTAATCTCTACCCCGATGCCAACGTGCTTGTCACGGGCTACGAACAGGCAGGAACAGCCGATAACGCATACGATGTTGTGATGAGTAACATTCCATTCGGCAGCATCAGCGTGACCGATAAGACATGGAAGCACGACAGCAGCCCTGTACGTAAGGCAGCACAAGGCAAGATACACAACTACTTTGCCGTGAAGATGCTTGACAATACACGTCCGGGCGGACTGTGTGTTATCATGACAAGTAACGCCATCCTCGACACCAAGGGAAATCAGATTATCAGAGAACACCTTGCCGACCAAGCAGAGGTGTTAGGTGTTGTCCGTCTTCCCGATAACACATTCAAGGGAGCAGGAACTTCGGTTGTTACCGATGTTATCTTCCTGCGTAAATACAAGGATGATGCAGACCGTGCCGCCATTCGCGGTAATGAAGACTACACCGCCAATATAGAAAAGCCTTTCCTCTCTTCTGGAGAGTTACAACTTACCAACCCGACAGACGGCAAAACCTACAAGGTTACGGTAAACGGTTACTTCACCAAGAACAAAGGCATGATGATTGGCGATGCCAAGGCAGGAGGTCAGTACCGTGCCGACGAGTTCGGACTTGGCAGCAGCTTGGGAACCGATGAACTTGCCAATGCCATGAGCAAGATTGTGGAAAAGAAGATTGTCGGCGACCGCAAGGGCAAACTCTTTGACACGCACAAGACCGAGCGCGAGGTGCATCAAGCCGTCTCGGAAGCCTACAAGGGTGACGGTAACTTTATCAGCAGCGGCAATATCGTAGAGCAGGACGGCATGTTTGGTATCGTCACCAGCAACAAGAACAAGTATGGTGATGTTACCAGTACGTTCAATGAAATGCCGTCATTGAAAGCCAAGGCAAGCCGCATTCGTGCCATGCTTCCTATCCGCGAGGCAATGAAAGAACTGATTGCGGCAGAGATAGGAGGCACAAAGGAAGATGTGCTGAAAGAACTGCGTAATAAGTTGCAGGGTGCCTACGATGCCTACGTTAAGAAGTTCGGACATTTGAACAACAAGGAAAACGACTTCCTCACCGAAGACATCGACGGTTACACCTTACGCTCGCTGGAGCGTTGGAAAGAAGGTAAGTTTGATGGTCTGTCCGACATCTTTACAAAGAACACTATCAAGCCGGCACTTGACCTGTCAACAGCCAAAACCCCAGCAGATGCCATCAGCCTGTCACTTGCCGAGTACGGAGAAATCAATCCGTCGTTCATGGAGGACGTATTAGGTGAGAGTTGGGCAGAGCAATGTGGAGAGACGTTGTTTAGGACACCATTCACTGAAGATGTGTTTGAGACAGCAGATGCCTATTTGAGTGGCGACGTTAAGACAAAACTTGAACAGGCACGCGAAGCCGCGAAGCAGGACAAATCCTTTGAGCGTAACGTGGAAGCACTTGAAGCCGTGCAGCCGAAAGACATTCCGTTTGAGGACATCAGCATCAGAATGGGTGCAAGATGGATACCTGCAGAAGTCTATACCGATTTCATGTTTGATATGTTCGGTATTCGTAAGAATGACTGGAAAGGCAACAAGAGCGGTGTTGAGTATATGCCCGAAGTTGACCAGTACGTGGTAAATGTCGCCAACAATGAACTTGGTGGTGAGGCTGACGCGTGGCGCACCAGTCGCCGTGCAGCATCAGAAGTGTTTACCGCAGCCCTGCAAGACAAGAGCCTTTCCGTATTCGATACCATTAAGGAGGATGGTAAGGAAATTAAAGTTCTCAACAAGGAGGAAACCGAGTTGCTGAACAATAAGATACAAGACCTGCGTACCGCATTTGAAGACTGGCTCAGTCAGAACCCGGAGCGCGAAGAAATGTTGATGCGCCTGTATAATGACAAGTTCAATCGAACAGTGTTACGCAAGTTTGACGGTTCTCACCTCAATGTGGCTGGGCTTATGGGTAAAGAGTTGCGCCCCCATCAGAAAGATGCCGTTTGGATGCTTATCAACAACCGTGGCGGCATCGTTGACCATATCGTAGGAGCAGGTAAGACCCTTGTGATGCAGAGTGCCATTATGGAAATGCGCCGTATGGGAATAGCCAAGAAACCTATGATTATCGGTTTGAAAGCCACAGTCGCACAGATTGCAAAGGAGTTTCGCGAAGCATACCCAGCCGCCCGTATCTTGGCACCGACCGAAAAGGACTTCTCAAAGGAGAACCGCAAACGGTTTATGTCACAAATCGCGCTAAATGACTATGACTGCGTGATATTGAGCCATGACCAGTATTGTATGCTGCCGCACACTGAAGAAGTGGAGCGTGGTGTTATCGACGAACAGATGATGCAACTTGACGCAGCCATTGAATACCTGTACGGACAGAGCGACAAGAACCAACTCACCAAGAAACAGATAAAGGGACTGGAGAAACGCAAGGCTAACCTTGAAGCCAAACTTGACAAACTGCTCGACAGAAAGATAGACCGTGAGTTTACCTTTGAGGGCTTGGGTGTTGATTATCTGTTTGTAGATGAGTGCCAGCATTTCAAGAGTTTGCCATACGTCAGCACCTACGACCGTGTGGCAGGACTTGGCGACAAACAAGGAAGTCAGCGAGCCATTGCCTTGCTTAACGGTGTTCGCTATCTGCAACGTATGCACCAAGGCGACCGAGGAACAGTGTTCCTTTCGGGAACAACTATCAGCAACAGCCTCAGTGAAATATACCACTTGCTGAACTATTTGCGTCCATCCGAAATGGAGCGTTTAGGTATGACCACGTTTGACGCTTGGGCAGGAAACTATGCTATTCATACAGCAGAGTTGGAGTATGGTGTTACCAATGAACTGAAAGAGAAAGACCGTTTCCGTTCGCTGACTAATATTCCCGAACTGTCAAAGATGTATGCGGAGATTGCCGATGTACGCAACGACTTGAACTTGAAACTGCCAAAGCCGAAGATGCGCAGCCACGTTGTTACCGTTCCCCAATCAGACATCATGCAGGAGATAAATGCCGAGATTGTGAAAATGGTTAAGAACAAGGACGGCATGTATTTCGGCATTGACAGCAAGGACACCACACCTTGGGGTTTGCTTGCCAGTACCTTGTCAGCGAAAGCTGCCATCAATCCCCGACTGATTGATGAAGCCTACGATAGCGAGGGTGGCAAGATACCTGCTGTTTGTGAGAACGTCAAGAAGATTTACGACCAGTTTGCAGGGCAGAAAGGCACACAACTTATCTTCTGTGACACCGGAGTACCAGGTAATGGAAAGAAATACGATGCTTATTCTGACATCATCAACCGACTTGTAAACGATTACGGCATACCTCGCAAGGAGATTGCAGATATTCACGAAGCCGGCACAGACGAGAAACGCAAGGCATTGTTTGCCAAGGTGAACGATGGAAGCGTGCGTATTCTCATTGGTGGCACCAAGAACATGGGTACTGGTGTGAACGTTCAGAAACGCATCGTTGCCATGCACCATGTCGATGTGCCTTGGACACCAGCAGACCGCGAACAGCGTGAGGGTCGTGGCGTGCGTCAAGGAAACGAGATAGCGCGAGATTTCAACGATGACAACGTAGATGTTTACTTCTACGCTACCGAGGGCAGTCTTGACATGTATAAGTACCAGTTGCAGGAAACCAAAGGCAAGTTGTTCGCTCAGTTCAAGAGCGGCACCATTGGCGAGCGAACCTTTGATGAGGGTGACGCGGAGGGTGATTTCGACCCTGCCGAGGTGGTAGCCATGCTTTCGGGCAATCCCGTTATCTTTGAGAAGTCGAAACAGGACAAAAAGGTGGAGAAACTGCGTCGTGCCAAGCGAGCCTACGAAAGCGATTGGCAGCGCAGACGTTCACGTTATGAGGAACTTCAACAGAAAAAACGCAATTTTGAACGACTATTAAGTCTCAATGCCAGTGATGTCCGCGATTTGGAGCGTGGAGGGTTCACACCTGACGAGGAGGGCAAATATCCTACTACTGTAACCGTGTCCGTGAAAGACGATTATTCTTCACGTCGTACCTTTGACAAGCCGAAAGAGGCTGGTGAATACATACACTCTTTGCTGAAGCAAGGCAAGAAAGTGCAGTTAACAGGTTTCAATCAGAAAGCCAACATTACTGTACCTATTACCGATGCAGGTTTGTTTGGTAAGCCTGTTGCAGAGTTAGACAGTTACGGAGGTATTAAGTACACCGTAGAGGTGAGTGATGATGATACCGCTGCAGGTGTCGCGTTCCGTAATCTTCTGCAAAAGGTATATAGTAACCGTAAGGTCTATGAGCGTAACTTGGAAGACGTAAACAACCAACTCAAAGGAGCAGACCCCGGTGAAAACAAATTCCCAAAGCAAGCCGAACTGGACGAGGCTCTGAAAGAAAAGAAGCGTCTCGATGATGAATACAAGAAGTTGTCAGACGAAGAAAGTAAGCCTACATCCGATGAGGACACCGCCAAGTACCGCATCCGCGAAGATGCACCGCCAACAAAGACGGGCATCGGCTATAAGGTGTTCGTGCTGAAAGACGGTAAACTTTATCCTCCAATGGTAGCCAACCCCAACGGTGAGGCTACCCCAGTGGGTGTATGGCTTGATGCAGATGCAGCCCCAGTTGCAGGTGTTACAAAGACAGGTCGCCAGCAGGTTAAGGCAGGTGGCAAGGGAACACAGGGAGGTAGCGGAAAGTTGGCATACCGTCCCGGTTGGCACTTGGGCGAGATACCTTATGCACTCCAGTTCAACCGCATGAACCCCGAAACAGGACAACGTGAGTTGTTCCCTGCAAACTTTGTGTGGGCAGAGGTGGAGTATGCGAACGATGTGGACTACCAAGAGGAAGCCATGAGTTACGGCATGAACGCAAGCGGAAAGTTCCAACACTCGCTTGCAGGTCTGCCACGACTGCCCGAAAACGGTTCATACAGGTATCGCACCAATCCCGACCCGAACACAGACCCTTGGGTTATCACTGGTGCAATGAAAGTAAACCGCATTCTTAAACCGAGTGAGGTTGATGCAATGGTAGAAGCCGCAGGTCGTGAGCCTCAACAGCGACAGGCTGGTGCTATCACTGACGAACAGGTGGAAGCACTTAACGCCAAGGTGAAGCGTACCATGCAGGAAGACCGCGACATGATGCGCAGTGCCGTTCAGCAGATGGGTGAGAAGTTGCACACGGACATCAATATCATTGAGGACGTGAACGAAATCACACACCAAAATGCAGCGGTGCAAGAGCGTAGGCGCAAGTCCAAAGGCTGGTATGACACAGCCACAGGACAGGTGAACATCGTTCTTGACAACAACAAAAACATTGACGATGTGAAAGCCAGTGTCGGGCATGAGACTATTGCCCATAAGGGTTTGCGTGAACTTGTCGGAGAAGAAAATTACGACGAGTTCCTTGACGAGACCTATCAGCATTTGCGCGACGACTTGAAAAAAGGCGTTGATGATGCTGCAGGTCGTGCCTTTATCGACGATACGACCAAGAACGGAAATCGTGCCAAGAGTTACGAGCAGCACAGACGCACCGCTGTTGACGAGTTGTTTGGACGCATGGCAGAGAAACCGTTTGAGGAGTTCAGCGAGGGCGAGCGTACCTTATGGCAGAAAATCAAAGCCACCGTCCGCAGATTGCTTGACAAGTTCCTTGGCTCGTTGAAGTTGCCGAAGTGGTTTGAACTTGGCGACAACGAACTGCGTTACATCTTGTGGCGCAGCAAGGAGCGTTTGGAGCGTGGCAAGGAACACCCAATAGACCTTGCGCGTGACATCGTGAAGCGTGAGGAACTTGGGCTGACAGACGAGGCACGTTACAACATGGGCGATGCTCCCGAAACATTCAAGGCACGTCAGAGACGAGCCGCAGAGAATAAGGGAACGGTTATGCCTGGTCTTAATGATGCACAGGTGAAAGTGGTGGATGTGCCGAGGCATCATTATACTGGAAACATTGCAGAGGCAACACGGCAAGCCATCGAAGCTGCCAAGGCGAAATTTGCGCCCAATGGAAAAGCGAGAACTTTACGCTATGACAATTTCGGTGCAACGTTTGATTACTCAATTTCGGGAAGTGCAGTAGAAGAAAGCCTTAACCCGAAGCAGCAAGCTAAGAGCGTCAATAAGGGTGTACACATCGCAATGGCAGAACATCTTGACGAAATCATCGGACAGAGTATTGAGGTAGAGGAACACCCGGACTACTTAAAGAATGAGAAAGGTGAACGTAACACAAGCATCATCAACGACAAAGCATTGATGCACCGCTTCTACGGTGCAGTGGTTGTTGATGGCGTACCTTATCGTGTCATGACATTGATGCGTGAAGATAGACGCTTTAATGAGGGTAATGCTGTACACGCTTATGAGGTACAAAAAATCGAAGTGCTCGACGAAGAAACGCCGAACACTCCGAATGGTAGCCACACGTCTAAAGTCAATGCTTTAGTACCTGTAGCAGTTGCAAAGGTAATCAAAAATGTTGAAAAATCGTACGATACAGGGAAAAATTTGCTTGAACAGAGCAAATTAGCCGATGAAAGTACCGATTTGTACCGTGACCCGGAAGAAACGGAGGACATTTGGAATGACCAAAGTTTAGGTTTACAGGAGCGTATCACGGCAGCAGCAACCCGACTGGCTAACAATCACCGTGACAACAAGACGTTGCGCAATGATGCCATGCGTGCCATCGGTGGCAACCTCTCCGACTTGCGCAAGGCAATGAGCCTACAGCGTACCTTTGACATGACCACCGTGAAACGTGTCGCCGACCTTGCGCGTGTGCTGATGAATAACGGCTATCTGAACGGACTGACTCAGCAGGAAGTGAAACGCTTGCTTGCAGCCGTAAAGAACAGCGTAGGACACAATGACATCGAGGGTGATGTGCAAAAGGTGATGGACATCATGGTGGACAATCAGTTGAAGCACGCCGAGGACACCCTGCACGAACTTGAAGCCATCAGAGGCAGCAAAGTAGATGCAAGAGGTGTTGAGGTGCAAGGTCAACTCGACCCAGCCGGAGCGCACATCATGAAAGTGTTTAAGAAGACACGCGGATGGGAGAAGACCGACATCGAGGAAGCCATCAGCGAGGCACAGCAGCGTATGGGCAGCAGCGATGTGGCAGTAGCCGATGAAGCAGCATTGGAGTACACAGGACTGCAACTTGCACTGGAGTATGCCGAGAACATCAAGGACAGCAAGGTAGAGGAGCGCAAACTGCGTGAGGAAATCAAACAGGCACATGACGATGCCAGCGAGCGCGACCGTGCCACCGACAGTTACCGCCAGTACATTGCCAGTCTGCAAGAGGCTATCCGTCAGAACAAGATTGAGAGAGCGCAGAGTTACTTCGACCTTGTAGGCAGGTTGTCTGACAGCCTCCGCGAGAGCATTGCCAACGCCAAGGACTTCAAGGAAGCCGAGAAACAGCGCATCCGTGAGATACAGCACAATGCAAACAGCGACATGGAGGGCAGACCGAGCGACGAACATTATAAGCCGACATTTGCTGACAAGTTCGTCAACAACTCATTTGTATCGTTCCTGTTTGCTCCTCTCGCCACCTTTGACCAGATGTTGAGAATGTTCGGAAGCAAGAGTGCCAACGGCGAGGGCTACCTGTATAACCGCTTCATGAGAGGCTGGATTGATGCACGTCAGAAAGAAATAAACGGTGTGCGCGACAAATACGCCATACTTGATGCCAAAGCCGCAGAGTTGTTCGGTGGCAAGGTGAAGACGTGGGGCGACCTTATCCGTCGTGTCGGCAAACTGCCAAAAGGCACAGTGTCGTTTTGGAACGGTGGTGAAATGCAGGAGCGCGAAATGACGCAAGGCAACCTCATGTACATCTACATGGTGAACAAGATGCTTGACGGACGTATGAAGTTGCGCAAGATGGGTATCACCGAGGAGAATGTGGCAGACATCGAAGAAGTGCTTGACCCACGATTGATAGAACTTGCCGACTGGCTGCAAGACGAGTTCCTTGTGCAGACGCGCAACGAGTACAACGAGACGCACAAGCGAATGTTTGGTGCTTCCATGGCCGCTATTGAGCATTACTTCCCATTGAAGATACTTGCCAATGCCCGTGCCGATAAGCCCGAAGACCTTGACAATCCCGACAAGAGTGACGGCATCAGCACCGCTACTGGCAGCATTATCAAGCGCAGACGCAATGCCCTTGCCCTTGACATCACAGGTGCAGACGCATTGAGCGTGATACTTGACCATGTGGCACAGATGGAACACTGGAACGCCTTTGCAGAGTTTAACCGCGACATCAACACGCTGCGCACCTACAAGCGTTTCCGTAACCAAGTTCAGAACATGACTACCATCTATGGCAGTGGTAAAGAGTTGTGGAAGAAATTTAACGACGTTTGCCAAATGGCAGCAGGAACCTACAGGCCGCCGCGTACAAAGTTGGATGAAGCCGCAGTGAACTTTGCCAAGGGCGTAACGGCAGCAAAGGTGTCGTTCAGAATGTTTACAGCCTTAAAGCAGTTCCTTTCCATGCCGGCATACATTCCCGAAGCAAGAACAGACTACTTGTTGATGAACATTGCTAACCCTGTAGGAGCATGGAAATGGAGCATGGAGCATCTGCCAATTTTCAGCGAACGTTGGCGTAGCCGTATGAGTGGCGACCCACGTCTGTTGAAATCTGATATGGACTGGAAGATGTGGCGCACACGCCTCATGCAACTTGCAAGCCGTGCAGGTATGTCGCCTAATGCCTTTGTCGATGCTCTCACAGTCAGCATCGGCGCACATTCGATGTATCAGACACGCCTTGCCCAATACCTGCGTGATGGTTACAGCGAAGCCGACGCAGAGAAGAAAGCCGTGCAGGATGCAGAGGTGCTTTACAATCAGACCCAGCAGTCAAGCGAGGGCGCATTTACCTCGACGATGCAGGTTGATAGGTCTTGGTTGTCCGTGTTGTTCACGGTGTTCCGCAATGCCTCTATGTCTTATCAGCGACAGTTACACGACGCA